CTCACAACACCGGAAACTCCGGCTGCAGCAAACTCAACCTCATCATCAAGGTGAAGAGAATTCAACGTCACCATCAATTTGAATTCAAGACTCTGCGAAACATGCAGCCTTTTGTGCACTGCGCTGAAAATCTTTGAACCCTGCTCAAGCAGCGCGATCGTCGTGCCAACAGGAGCATTGTTGTTTGCCTCGCCCACATTCAGATCGGCAATGGCTGCGAACCTCTGACCAGCTTCAACGATGAACCCAAGCAATTGAAAAAGAGTTCCTGACGGTTCCTTGAATGGCAAAGGCATGACTGCCTTTTTGACATCGTCAACGGTTGCATCAAGATCAACAAACTCACCAGGACCAATGTCCATCTCTCCACCAGGCACACGTCCCTTCAGCTTGAATCCGCCTTGCATGTTGGCGAATGCTGCTGAATCAAGCAATGCCCTCAAAGAACCTGTGGCAACTTTGCCTAGGCCACCAATAATGTGATAAAGCCCAAAGCCATAAAACCCTAAACCGGGGAGAAACTTATACTCAACAAACCAATCTCGCTTTTCCTGGAGATCATCGTCCTCTTGCCAATTGCGGCGGATGGCAACGATTGTTTCCGTTTCCTGCTCAATCGTGATCACATACGGCAACGCAACCGCATTGTCATCTGTTAAGTCTGCCCCATCAATCCCATCAAACATATAATAGGTATGCATCTCCAGAAGAACAACGGTGCCATCATCCCTCTCAGCGTCGTAAGCCGAAATGCCTTCAATCTGCTCAATGGTGTTTGGGTCATCACTACCATAGCCGCCAACCTGTGTGCCAAGAGCCTCGTAATAACCTGCCTTGACGAAGCGATTGTAGTCATTGCGTGATAACTTAATTGTCTGGGTATAACGTGGCGAAGTGCGGAGGTCGGTGCTGTCTGGGGAAACGACGAAATCTTCGGCTTGAACAAAGCGTGCCGTCAACCTTTCCATTGCTGGGTCATACCAAACCTTCTTAAATGTTTGGCCGACTAATGGCAGATGGAAAAGCATCTTATCCAAATCAGGGAAGAACTCTGGCATCTTCTGTGTGATCTGATAGTTCATATATTCCTTGACGCGGGTTGCTTGCTCTTCAAGCTCATCCGTTGCTTCACCAATGATGATGGTGCGCACTGGTCCACTCGAAGGGTAAAGCTCGGCAATTGCGCGTGATTGAAATTGAGTAGCTGCTTCAGCGATCAACGGATGAACAACTTGGCTCAGACCTCGGACAGCGCGATCCTCATCATCGTCAACAAGATTGCCTTCTGGGTCAAGTGTCTTGAGGCCATCTTTATAGCGCTGCTCCCATTCGGAACGTCCAGCTTTGTCAGATTCAAAGAAATCAATTAATTCAGAAGCTGCGGCTGTGAGATCTCTTTGATTAATTTGGCCAACAAGATTTTCGTCAAATAAGCTCTGCTCCTCTTCCTCTTCTATTTCCGGAGCGCCAACCAGCACATCGCCATCTGGCAACTCTTCAACTTGCAAACCATCATCAGGAATTCCTGAGGAAAATGGAATAACAGTCATCGGATCTCTAGCCATATAAAACTACCTTCTGTTTGGGTGGCTGCTCTTCATCCTCCCAGTCCTCCGAATGGCCAAGGAACCACCCTTTGCGTAGCCGCAGCCAAGCCTGTGTGCAGGTGTCAACGACATCGTCATTCTCGCCGACAGGGAAAGCTGCGCATATGCTTATTAAATCTTTAGCCCATTTTCGGCTTGAGGGAAACCAAATTCTTCCATCTTCCAACAGCGCAGACGCAGCATGGGCACGCGCCTCTTTGTCTCTGTCAGGAAGATATTCAAGAACAGGAATGCCAGCCATGCGCAGATCCTGTATCAAGCTCTGGCCACTTGCCTTCTTCTCAATAAGAACTGCATCTGGCTCATACTCTTTATAAGAGTCTTGTGCTTCACGTCGTAAATCAGGGTAAGAAACACGATCATACCAGCAATCAAGAACAATAGCATTCCATATCCCATCACGTGTGAACACACCCCAAGTAGTGCGCGCCGAATAACTCGAATGCTCCTTGGTAGAAAATGCAGTGTCCCAGGACTGAAGAACATATTCAATTTCCGGGAGCTTCTCGACTTCCCAAGGTTGCCACCATTTGCTCTTCAGGATTGTCCCGCCACGAGGCATCGGTCGCTGCTGAAGCTGTCCAGCTGCTGCATATTCGCCCAACGAACGCTCAAGAGAATCAAGAGTGCGCTCGTCAATTCTGTCCGGCCACAACAGTTCACCACGCTTTGTCCGAGGATCAACATTCTTACTAGTCCCACCAACAATTGAGGGATGGTCTGGTTCATACCTCGCAGGAAGACAGAGATGATCCCAGTCACCATCAAGATCGTTTGCAAGAATGTGCCCAGTAAGATCAACTTCATGAACACGCTGCATGATTATAATAAAAGAGTCTGTCTTGGGATTGTTCAGCCGCGTCTGCATAGCTTGATCCCACCAATCAAGCACACCTTCACGCACAGTTGTGCTCTCTGCCTCGCGCACATTGTGCGGATCATCAATAACAATTATGTCGCCACCTTCACCAGTCAACGCACCATCAACAGAAGTGGCTATGCGATAACCAGTCTTATCATTATCAAATCTCTGCTTCTGATTCTGATCAGTTGTCAATTTGAACTGCTCGCCAAAATGTTCCTTATACCAAGACGAATCAAGCAGTCGGCGACATTTGACGGAGTCCCTTATTGACAGGGAATTTGCGTACGATGCAAACAGAAATCTTTTTGATGGATCGCGCGTCCACAGCCATGCAGGAAGTGCAACTGACGCTGTGATAGACTTCATATGCCGAGGTGGGATGTTAATTATTAGTCGACGAATATCACCATCAGCAACAGCCTGCAGGTACTCGCAGATTGCATCAATGTGCCAGTTGTCGTAGAACTCACGTCCCGGTTCTATTATCTTCCAGGATTCCTGAATAAACTGCTTCAGAGATCTGCGCATCTTCTCCGCTCGGATCTCCGTCAATGACAGCGTGTTCAAGAACTCGCTCAATTGTGGTGAGGTCATTATCACTCAGTGCGCTGATGTCAATAATCTTGCGTTCTTCGATTGTCTGATTTATCTCAACAGCCTTGAGATCTGGCAAACACTTGGCCAGCAATGTCTTAGCAGCCATGATCCTAAGCTCCGGATCGGCAGATATCTTGCCAACATGCCGGACATTGCCTTCTTCATCTTGCGCGTAAACAGGGAAAATCTCCTTGCCAGCCATAACCGAAGCAAGGAAGCCAGCCGGATCAGCTTGGCCCATGATCCAGTTCTGCAAAGCACGATGGTTCCACTTGTACGGACCTTTGCGTCCGGGCTGTTGGTTCTTCAACGGCTCAACAGAAGAAAATCTCCCATCAAACTTTACCTCCTCGCTAACCTTACCATTCCACTTGAGGTGAGAGTTGCGAGGACTGTCATCAATCGGCCTTTGCACCTGCACCTTAGGCTCAGGCTTTTTGCGTGGACGACCACGCTTCCTTTTCTCTTTCTCCGGCAATTCCTTCCTCCGCCTAACTCACTGTCAACAAATGACAGTTTGCCAATAAGGTTATTATGTCTGCAAAGAGGCCAAAAAGAAAGCCCTGATTTCTCAGGGCTAGTTTGTACTCAGGGAGGCAAAACCATGAGATGAGGCTTCGCACACTTAGTATGACCGCAATCACAACGGAAGTAAAGTGCTGTCTTCCTTCCTCAATTCTCTCCAATACCGGAGCCGTACGTAAAGAGAGCCTCTGAAGTCAGGCATATCTGACCAATCAATATCCTCCTCCAGCATCCAGCTGTACATAAATTCACGAGTGATAGGATAAATATCGTACTTGTAATAATTATCCTTAATCTGCCGCAATGAATCATTTTGCAATTGATCAGCGTTCAATGCCTCCTGCAACTTTTGTTCAGCCCCAGCCAAGCACCCACGCTCCTCCAGCGCAGATGCCTCGTTCAGCAGCATCTCTTCCAAGCTGCCATGGTTCCTTTTACTTCCAAGCATTTTGAACATTCATCCAATCAACACCTGCCTGAGATTTACCGGCTGCGGTGAATATGAGCTGCTTATTGTTTTGCAGAGCTTTGAGCCAACTCTTTATATAGGCCACGTGATCATCCCGCACTGTCATGGAGATCCCCAGCTGGCCGCACAACATCGCCGAGCCAATTTCCGCAACCAACTCTTCAATTGCATAACTCGGCATTTTTCTATCGCAACGAGTTTTGTGCCCAGTGGCATGAATATATTCGTGCGCCTTGACACCATAATAATTCTGCGTGACACTCGAGGTCTTAGTAGC